GAGCCAAGCTGGTAGTAGCCACCACAAATCGTAAGGATCTTAATGCCTACCATTACTTCACAACTCCATCAGCAGTTCAAAGAAGGTTCCCTTTCATTATCACTCCGCGTGTTAAAGATGAATTTCTTGACACTAGGGGAATGTTGGATTCATCCAAAGTACCAGATACAGCCTATCCAGACTGCTGGCGGTGGTCAGTTGATCTTGTTAAACCTGTGCCTATTGATGAGAGTAGATCCGTGCAGAATGTTGCAGAACTCGAAAGACTCTTAGACAATGTTGATGGAAAGACATTTTTTCTTTGGTACAAAAATGCGATAAACGACTTTCAGAGTAATCAGAGAAAATTCGCAGAATCTGTCCAGAGATTGCAAACGTCGAGAAATTGCGTTTGTTGTCAATTGCCTGAAAATTACTGTCTTGAACTTCAGTCTCAACCAAAACCTCGCGTGTTGGACATCTGGGCAAATGATTATCTCTATGCCTTATGGTTGTTCGCAGCTTACATATTCACAAGCTTGAAGTGTGTTGTGTTGTGCCGCAGCCGAGTGAGAGAATGGTCTTTATTTGTTCGAAAACACTGTACGCTAAGAACATGGGAGTTCCTTGGCAACAGAGTTGCTGAGAGAATTGGACATCCAAAAATGTTCATGGGTTTTGCCCTGATTATCTCAGCAGGTTCTCTCGTTGTGTGGCTTACAAAATACAAAAAACAAAGTGGTGATAGAGTCTCTGAACAAATTGGAACTGTACCTATGGCTGAAATCAATGGAAGAGAGAATGTATGGTACAAGAATGAGTTTGATGTTTCCCCAGCCAGTTTTTCTCGTGAATCTGCTTCATCGAGGTCTGTCGATTTTTCGACTTTTCTTAAGAAGTTGTCTGTAAACTGTTGTTCATTCACTGTTGACATACTGGGGACCCGGATGGAGCGCCCCGGTAAAATGTTCTGTCTTGGGGGCCATGTTTACATCACGAACAATCACAATCTCCCTACCCTGGAGTGTGGAACGAAAATCAGAATTACTGAGACCGTGAAAACAAGTGGAATCAACAGGAATTATGAGTTCGTTATAAGCGAGAAAGAAGTCATTAGACATCCAAGCAGAGATATCGCTTTTGTGACACTGCGACAAAAACCCCCGAAAAAGTGTTTCATTGAATACATCATCGGCAAAAGTTATGATGGGAAAAACGATGGTTCTTACATTATCAGAAGAGAAGATGGAGGTGTTGATTACATTCCAGTGAAAGCAATGACCAAAATCAAGAATATACCACTCCCTAATGTTGGCTTTGCGGACATCATTTATGGGACCCCCGAAAAATCTACACATGTCGGTGACTGTGGGTCTATGTTAGTTGCAGACACAGGTTATGGCTATGCCATTATTGGTATGCATGTCGCACTTTGCGACAATGTCAATAGAAGTATGGCTCTTGCATTTGATGGTGATTTCATCAGGAGTGAGTATGCTAAATTGGAGGCATATACCATTGAATCTGGAGATTTAGATCTTATCTCAGCAAAGACTAGTGAGAGAAAACTTGGACCCCTTCACAAGAAATCTTGTTTTAGGTATCTCAAAGAGGGGTATGCCACCATCTATGGGTCTTTTGCTGATTTTCGTGGTAAGGGCAAATCGTCTGTCGTCAATACTCCTATGAGTTACGAGTTAGCAAAGGAAGGCTACATAATCAAGTACACCAAACCTGAGATGAAAAGTTGGGTACCTTGGCACATTGCGGCTAAAGATTTGGTACAACCTGTCAATCAACTTGATTCATCAATTCTTGATTTGTGTGTTGCGTCATACATCAATGACGTCACGTGCAACCTTGGTCATCCCGGAGCTGTGAGCGATATGCTTATGGTTCTTGACAATTTCACAGCAATCAATGGAGCACAGGTAGCGTATATTGATAAAATCAATCGCAACACCAGTGCTGGTAACCCATGGAAAAAATCCAAAAGGTATTTCATGGAGAGCTGTGAACCCCAACATGGTATGTTGGACCCTGTGAAAGTTGATGATGAAATTATGGATCGTGTAGATGAGATTATCAACTGTTACAAGGCGGGTAAGTGCGCACACCCGAATTTCTGCGCACACCTGAAGGACGAACCTGTATCCTTCAAAAAATCAAAAGTTGGAAAGACACGTGTTTTC